TGCGTTCCTCGATCCGTGCCTCGATCACCTGGCGATGTCCGGCGATCGCGCGCTCGATCACTTCCGCGATCACGTCGACGTCCTGGAGTCGAATCATGGCAGCAGCTCCTTGCCCAGCCGCAAACGCGCCAGGAGCGCGTCGGCCAGCTCGGCGGGACTCAGCCCCTTGTCGTCCGCGTTCGCCTCGCCTGCAGCCGATGCGTCGCCTTGCTGGCCGTCTGCCGAGTCATCGGGCGCGGGCGGCGTGGCGGGCGCCGGTTCGGGCGGCAGCGTGCCGAGCGGCACCATCTGCGCCTGCACGTAGACCGTGTCGCCGCCTGGCACTGGCGAGAGCCCTTCCTTGGCGCGCGCCTCGTTCGGCTTGTACAGCCCGCCCTGGATGCCCTTGGTGAGGGCTGCAATGCGACCGGCAAAGTCGGTGCGCAGCAGCGCGGTGGTGTCGAAGTCGGTGTACTCGGTGACGGTGTCGAAGGCGAAGAGCTGGTCGAAGGTGCGCTCCACCAGCTCGAGCAGCGCGCCGAGCCCGGTCGATAACCAGAAGGAGATCAGCGCCTCGACGTTTGTCAAGGTAGCGTGCGACAGGTCGCCGACGATCGGCAGCGGCACGCGGTAGACCCGTGCGATGTCCTCGTTTGACATCCGCTGCGCGTCCATCACCTGGGCATCCTCGGAGGTGATCCCCAGCGGCACCCACTTCATGCCGTTGCCGAGGATCGGCACGCCGCCCTGCGCCATCAGCGTGCTCTGGCTCTTCCAGTTTTCCTGCGCGCGAGCGATTTGCTCTTTATTGAGCGGCTGGTCGCTCACCAGCACGCCGGACGGGCGCGACATGCGCGCAAAAAAGACTGCCTGCGAGCGCGAAAGCGCCACATTGGTGCCCAGCGCGAGCGCGGCGGCGGTGGCGGGCGGCTCGCCGAGCAGCGGGTGGCGCGGGCAGTACTGGCGCAGTGCGATCACGTCGCGCGCCGGCACCATGTACTCGACGTCCAGCGGACCGCGGTAGTCCGGGATCATCTGGTTCTGCCCGATGGTGTAGAAGATCGAGCCATCCTCGGGACTGACGTAGGGCACGCACGTGCCGCGCGGCGCACGGTGCAGCGAGGTCACCGCACCCTTGTCGTCGCGCAGCACCAGCGCGCAGCCGGTGCCGTCGAACTGCATCGCGGCCACCAGGTTCAGGATGAAGACCGGCCAGGGTTCGTAGGCGTTCGGCTGGCGGAATACCCGGAACGCCGGCGAGGTGGTGGCGCGCTCGAACTGTCCGCGGGTCGTCTCGCGCAGGTGGCGCGGCCAACATTGCGCGACGGCGTTGGCGTTGGCCATCACCGCAGCGAAGGCGACGGGCACGCGCCGCGCGCCCGAGTTGCCAACCTCGAGGTTGCGCTGCCAGCCGTCTTCCAGCGGGCCGAGTTCGAAGGCGTTGCCGCGTTCGCCGATGCCAAAGAATGGCCCGCGCCACGCACCTTCCATCCAGCTCTTGGCGCGGGCGAACAGGGATGCCATGGGCTGCAGCCCCCTAGGCCGCGGGCTGTTCGGTAACGCCGGTCGCAGTAAGTCCCGCCACGGTCGCACCCACGAGGTTGATGCCGGCGAGCAGGAATGTCCTCGCGGGTACGTTGATGGCCATCACCCCGCAGAGCTTGCCGTTGATGATGGCGCGCGCCGCAGTGTCTCCCGCCGTGGCCGTCAGCCTGAGTGCATCGCCGTTCTTCAGCTTGGCAATGTCCACCCCGTTGGCGGTACATACGGGAGGATTCGCGGCGGTAAAGGCCGTCACGGCTACCGTCTGCGGCGCGAAGGCCGGCGTCGTCGGCGGCCAGCCCCTCGGTTCGCAGCCCTGCACATACTTCAGCCGACCGCTACTGCCGTCGACGTACTGCGCTTGCCCGGCGGCAACAAGCGCAGCGGCGGCGGTGCGCGTGACACGCACCCAGCGGGTCTTGTTGTTGACTGCCGCAACGTTGCGCCTGTGCACCCAGACGGTCGTGTAGTCAGAAGCCAGCGGCCCGGTCTGCGGCGTCGGTTCTTCCGGCGGCACATCGCGCGGGATCTCCCGCCGGACAGCGGGAGGATCGCGTTCAGCCTTTGCAGGAACAGGTGCTGGCTGGAAGATGCGCGTTGCCATGATGGCTCCTATCGTGGACGCATTACCACGCAACGGCCGTGATGGTCTGCACCGCGCCCGCGCGCAGCTTCAGCCAGGAGGCATCCCAGACACTGCGGATACCGCCGCTGTAGGTCTGCCAAAAACTGCGCGCCGGGGTTGCCAGCACGCCTGCACCCGCGGCACCGGTCGCGATCGGCAACACGCTGGTGCCGGTCACTGCGTTGGCCGTGAAGGGCATGCCGTCATCCTCGTGAATGGTGGCCTGGTCACTGAAGCTGAATTCAGGATTGCCGCCCACGAAGGCCAATTCGTCGGCATCGACCAGGAACACGACGTCCATCGGAACGTACAGGCTGGTACGCACCGGGATGTTTGCCAGCGTGTTGCCCGCCATCGTGGGGAATGCGAGGTCGCCCGTGGCGGTGGTGCTCATGGCCACGCCCTGCGCGCGCGCCGGGTGCATCAGCCAGTAGGGATTGCGCCCCAGTCCCTGGCTCGCCATGGAGGTGATGCGCCCGCGCATGTCGGCCAGGATCTGCTGACTGTCATTGCCCGTAGACACCGCCGTGTCACCCGCGGGCAGGCCGGACTGAAGCCCGGCGGGACGCATATTCGTCACCGTCGCGTTGGCATCCAGGAATGCCGTGTCCATCACGCGCGCCGTGTCCTGGCGCATCCAGCGTTGCACCGCAGCCTCGAAGTCGATCTGCGAGCGCTGCAGCATCTCCATGGTGAAGGTGCCGATGACGCCCATGTTGTACGGCGGCAGCGTGACGGTGCCCAACTTGGCCGAGCCGACACGAATCGGGCCGCCCTCTTGACGGAAGCCCGCGCCCATATGGTTGCCTGCGGCCCAGTCATCAATGCGCACCGGGATCTTGATGGGGGCGCCACCCTCGAAGGTGTAACGCTGCATCGGGATCTGCGGAATGATGGCCTCGGTGCCCAGCAGGTCCATGAAGCCTTGCCAGCTCTCGCGCACCAGCGAGCCCGCCCAGTCCGGCACGCTCGTCATCGCCGGGTTTTGCGCGGCCTTGCCAATGCCCGTGATGAGCTTGGAGGCCTCCAACAGATCGTCCTGGCCAGGCCAGCGCCGCTCGATCACTTCGGCCAGTTTTTCGTGCGTGTGATGCGACTCGAAGGCAGCAATGGCAGAACGCACGAACAGGTGCGGGCCTGGCTTGCGCTGCAGGTGGCCGCGAGTCGCCAGTGCAGGCGCAGCAACTCCGCTCAGGTCATTGCTGCCAGCCGGCAGCGCAGCGCGTGCCAGCGCGGCCTCGGCCTTGCGGTAGGTTTCCAGGTCTTTCGCCAGGCGCTCGACATCGTCGGACAGTTGGTCGATCTGCAGCGCCTCGCTTTCGTCGGGTGAATCACCCTCGGCCAGCGCGGTCATCTTGTTGGTCAGTGCCTGGATCTGGTCCTTCTTGGCGACGACGGTGGCCAGCGCGGCGGCGATCTTTTCAGCAAGAGTCATGGCTTGCCCCCTTTCAGGAGGACATCGGCCTTCTGCACGGCGGCAGCCGCTCGGGCCAATACGTCGTGACCCCGCATCCCGCGCAGCAGCCGCTGCGATGAGTCGGTCACGACAAAGGTATCGAATCGCTCGGCGGTCATTCCGAAACGTTTCGCAATTTCGTAGGAACGTACGGACAGTGCGCCAGGGTTGGCCGGCACCACTACCACGGAAGCCTCGACCAGGGTCGAGCGCAAAAACTTGATGCCGGTGACGACGTCATTCGTCTTGTCGCGCAGCAGCTCGTAGCCGCCATCCTCGAGATCGGGCACGAAGCCGATCGAGGCGGCCATGCGCATGCCGGCGTCGTGCAAGGCCCGCACCATGTCCGCCATGCGGGTGAGGCCGGGCTCGAACAGGTTCAGGGTGGCGAGGGTCTGCCTGCCCTTGGTTTCGATATCCGACCACCAGCCGATCAGGTCGCGCATATGGCCCGAGTGA